TTTCATGAGTTTATCACAAATAGCAACACATACTGTTGAAACAGGAAATGAGGTACAAGAAGTAATTTTAACAGGTATAAATTCTGATAATGTGCATTTTCTTGTCGGTACAAATATTCAAGTTGGTGGAAGTGGTGGTATTTGTGATATTAACCCAACAACAGGGGGTAGTTCAGATACAACTTCAAATATAGATGTTGCTTGGATTGATTTAAAAACAAGTGGCTCATTTCAAAAATTTGGTGGTGTAAATCAAGATATTTGGCGTGTTACAGATGGCATGAATTTAGCACCATTTTCAGCAAGTTTTATCATGTATTTATATAATTTTAATAGCAGTTCAATACACAGTAATATTCTTATGGCAGTTTCTTCTTTTACTGGCTCTAACTTAAGAGGATATCAACAAGGTGGAGTAAAAGAAGAAACAACTGCACATGATGGTGTCAGAATCAACACAAATCAAACAGGTGGTGGTGGTTTTCAAAATGGTACTAAATTTACATTGTATAAGGTAGTGTAGAAATATGAGTTATATTCCTAAAGATGCAGTAACACAAGCCTTCAGAAGTAACAAAGGTGTGCTTTCAC